GGTCTCAGGTAGCATATTTGGTGGTGTTTCTGGGAATAAGATTACTGCCATTGCTGGTGAGTCTTCTACTGGGAAGACTTTCTTTGCTCTCGCCGTTGTCAAAAACTTTCTTGATTCTAATCCCGATGGTTATTGTCTATATTTTGACACTGAAGCCGCTGTTAATAAGGGTCTACTCGCAAGTCGTGGGATAGATCTAAATCGTCTTGTGGTGGTTAACGTGGTCACCATTGAAGAGTTCAGGTCCAAGGCCCTAAAGGCGGTGGACATTTATCTTAAAACCCAATCAGAAGACCGCAAACCTTGTATGTTTGTGTTAGACTCACTTGGTATGTTGTCTACAGAGAAAGAGATCACAGACGTACTCAACGATAAGATGGTTCGTGACATGACAAAGTCACAACTTGTCAAAGGTGCGTTTCGTATGTTGACTCTGAAACTAGGACAAGCAGACATTCCCATGATAGTTACCAATCACACTTATGATGTTATCGGATCATACGTTCCCACCAAAGAGATGGGCGGAGGCAGCGGTCTCAAGTATGCGGCAAGTACAATCATTTATCTCTCAAAAAAGAAAGAAAAGGATGGAACAGAAGTCGTTGGAAATCTTATTAAAGCTAAGACAGCAAAGTCGCGTCTAAGTAAGGAGAATAAAAATGTTACTATACGCCTTTATTATGACGAGCGTGGTCTCGATCGATATTTTGGTCTTCTTGAGTTGGGTGAGCTGGGAGGTCTGTGGAAAAATGTTGCAGGTCGTTATGAGATGAATGGTAAGAAGGTCTATGCTAAAGAGATCTTGAAAACCCCTGACAAATATTTTACTGAAGAGGTCTTACAGAAACTAGATGAAATCGCAAAAGAAGAGTTCTCATATGGTTCGGCAGTATGATGTTCTCCCTGAATCATACTGTAAAAAACTAATCAAAATCTTTGAAAACTCTTCCCATCAAGAGTTTATCAATGATGACCACAAACCATGTTTTACTCAAGTCAATCTGAATCAAGAGAAAATTGAGATGGTCCGTGAAATGATTCCCATTGTCAAGGGAGTTCGTACAATGTATCAGATGGATACAAAGTCACGGTTTCTACCTGAGATTAAATCTCTTGAAGAGTTTAGAATCAAGAGATACCTTCCCAATGGATATGAGAGATTTGATGAACATGTAGATATTGTTGATTATGCTAGTGCTCGTCGGGCGGTAGCATTTTTGTTTTATCTAAACGATAATGATGGAGTCACTCACTTCACAAGACAAAGCTTTACAGTCAGACCGAAGACTGGTAGGGTAGTGGTGTTCCCACCGACCTGGGCTCATCCACACTATGGTGCAGCACCTAGTTCGACCAAGTATATATTGAGCACTTACATTCATTATGGATAAGATTGAGTTCCTAATTCTAAACAACTTGGTCAACAATGAGGAATATCTTCGTAAGGTCATTCCTTTTTTGAAGGATGAGTATTTTGAGGATACAAATCAAAAGATTGTTTTCCAAGAGATTGCAAGTTTTGTGGAAGAATACAATGAAATGCCCACAAAAGAAGTTCTATATATTGAAGTTGAGAAAAGAAAGGATATAAATGAAGATGTATATAAACATATACACCACTTAGTTGATCACCTTGATGGTCAACCAGTTGAGTTTGATTGGTTAGTTGATACAACTGAGAAGTGGTGTCGCGACAGAGCAATCTACCTTGCACTCATTGAATCTATTGGCATTGCTGATGGACAGAATGATAAAAAACAACCCGACGCCATACCTTCTATTCTGTCTGATGCTCTTGCTGTCAGTTTTGATAATCATGTTGGGCATGACTACCTCCTAGATTATGCTGAGAGATATGACTTATACAACACCAAGGAAGAAAGAATTCCATTCGACTTGGAATACTTCAACAAGATTACGTCGGGCGGTCTTCCAAATAAAACACTCAATATTGCTCTTGCTGGCACTGGTGTTGGTAAATCTTTGTTTATGTGTCATGTCGCAAGTAGTGTGTTACTCCAAAACAAGAATGTATTATACATCACGCTTGAGATGGCTGAGGAACGCATTGCAGAAAGAATTGATGCTAATCTTTTGAACATTAATATTCAGGAGATCTCTGATCTACCCAAGTCGATGTTTGAATCTAAGGTGACAAACCTATCTAAGAAAACACAAGGAACCCTGATTATTAAAGAATATCCTACAGCATCGGCACATAGTGGACATTTTAAATCACTTCTTAATGAACTTGCACTTAAGAAATCATTTAGACCTGATATTATTTTCATTGATTACCTTAATATATGTGCTTCCTCGCGATATCGCGCTGGTGGCAATGTCAATTCATATACAACTGTCAAAGCTATTGCTGAAGAACTTAGAGGACTGGCTGTTGAAACAAACGTCCCTATCGTTTCTGCCACGCAGACCACTCGTTCTGGTTATGGTAGCTCTGATGTTGAGCTTACTGATACAAGTGAGTCCTTTGGTCTCCCTGCTACTGCTGATCTTATGTTTGCCCTTATTTCTACTGAAGAGCTCGAAGAACTGGGACAGATACTAGTAAAACAATTGAAGAATAGGTATAATGATATCAACATATACAAGAGATTCGTGATTGGTATTGATAGAGCAAAGATGAGATTGTATGATTGTGAACAGTCTGCTCAAGATGACATCCTTGACAATACCAGGGAAGAGGAGTATGATCCAGAGGAGAAACCAAAGAAATCATTTGAGGGATTTAAGTTTTGAACGGTTACTATTCAGTGTTTAATCCCAGAGGTGAAAAGATTGCCGATTGTGGCAGTCAAAAGGATGCCGTCAATCTTCTTAATATGAGAAACAATAGATGGGAGGGACATTGTTATACGTTTAATCCTCTTCCTGGTGATATGATTGATGTCAGTTCTGGTAAACAACTTCCTACCCGAGATATTATAGTTAATATGGATGGAGGAGTGGGTGGTTCTTGGAAAGAAATTGAATATACAAAACAACTCCCTGAAAATCAACAACAACCTTTAGACTTATGACTGTAGATACACAACGATACCTTGAATTTGTAAATGGCGTTACCTCGGAACAAAGTAAAAGTCACGAAGCTTTTGTATATCGTATCCAGGAACTTGAAGGTCGGGGATTTCCTTCCGAGCGACTGCTTACTGCTGCTGTAGGTATGTCCGCAGAGGCAGGTGAGTTTACTGAGATTGTCAAGAAGATTGTATTTCAAGGTAAACCTGTCAATGAAGAAAACTTGTTTCATCTGAAACGAGAACTTGGTGATATTATGTGGTATGTGGCTCAAGCCTGTATGGGACTAGATACAACCATTGATGAGATCATTGAAATGAATGTAGAGAAACTTGAGAAACGATACCCTGGTGGATCGTTTGATGTTCACTACTCTGAAAACCGTAAACAAGGAGATGTATGATTCAGATTGAAATGGATGTTAGAGCTGCAGCAGCAGTGAGAGAATCACTCTTCCGAGATACAAAAGACTATACATATGATTCAACCTGTTGCCCTCAACGAGTTATTGATCTTCGTAATGTTATCAGTAATTTAGATGAACAAATTGAGAAAGAATTGGAAGTAGCCTTTAAAGCAATCTCTGAACTTGAAAAAGAAGCACCTGATTATGGAGTAGGTAAATGAAAATTTTAACACTAGAAGATTATCAAAAAGCAGGAGAAACTTTCTGGCCTAAGTATTGGTATGTTGCTAAAGAACTAGGTGAAGGTGCTAAACCCGAACAAGTTCTCAAAGTGATGGAAGCAGTGGGTGGTTTAGCACTTAAATTTGCACTAGATGATAAAGAAGGACCATTCGGTTTCAATAAAAAAGATGAGGAATCAACAAACTAATGACACTTTCTAAAAATACATTAGACAATCTTCTTGAAGCAGAATCTTATATCCGTTCTGCAATTAAATCTGCCGCGGTAAATGAGAAACCACTGGTAGTCAAACAACTGTCAGATATTCTAATGAGTATGGAGCAAACTAAAAAGTTTGATGAAATTATGGATATGATTGATAGTAGAGAACTTGGCAGTAAAGGTCAATTTGGTTCTTTTTTTAATGATGACGACACTGATTAACTACTTGAACGCTTTTTGGGCTGTAGTTGTTATGAACTGTATTCAACCTGTAAACTGGGAACAATGTCTTCCAGTTCATGAGTGGTTGATACCAGAAATAGAGAATGGAGTTAAGATTTATCTTAATCCCTCTTCTCTGTACCAAAGTGAAAGAGAATACCTTGACTCTATAAATAAAGACAGGAAATAGTAATTGTAAAGAAGATGTCTGCATCTATGCGTAATTTTATGGAAGCGTACAGCGCTGTCCATAGTACCGAAGCTAGAGAAGAACTAACAGCGAAAAGAGACGAGATCGCTGAAATGGACCTCTCTGGGATCAATGATGAAGAAATTGAGGATCTTTGTGAAGAAGCACTTGGTGAACTTCTGGACGAAGGTTATACAGTAGAAGAGTGTGAGGCAATCTTCACCACAGTTATTTCAGAAGCTAAAGTAACTTACGGTCACGATACCGCTGGTACTAAAGCCAAAAAGACAGATAGACTGGAGAGAGGTCTGAAGTCAGCCATTGGTACGGTCAAGTCGAAAGCCTCTAAAGGTGCAGTCAAAGCATATGGGGCATATAGAGACGCTAAGGCCAATGCTAAGATGCAGGCCAGAAGAGCCGGTCAGACAACTAAAAACATGTCAGCTCAGGCTCAGAGAAAAGGTTCTGAGATGAAGGATAAGGCCAAGAGTGGTATCAAGTCAATGCTCAAGAAAGGAGCTATGAAGGTAGCCCGCGGGGCTGTCAACGTGGCCAAGAGAATGAGTGAAGGTGCTAAACCAGATTACCTTGACTTTGATAAGGATGGAAATAAGAAAGAACCAATGAAGAAAGCTCTTTCTGATAAGAAAAACATTAGAGGTAATGATTCTGCAGAACAGAAAGCACGTCTTGAGAAGAAACGTGGTATGAAACTTGATGACCATCCTCAGTTCAAGAAGGAGGGTTATATGGTTATGAATAAGGCAAAGGTTGATTCTCAAAAGAATAAAGCCTATGATAAGGACATGATGGCTCAGTCAAAGGGTGACACCAAGGAAGCTGACAAACAGTTCAAGCGTCGTATGGCCATGGACTCCATGACAAAGATGAAGAAAGAAGAACTGGAGCTCCAGGGGTTTACGGAATCTGAAATTGAACGTATCATCGAGGTTGTTGATACTTGGGAAAATTGATGTATAAGTATCCTTGGCCTCACTTTGTGAACGAGGATACTAAGACCGTCTACACTCATGTCGAGAGTGGGTGGCCTACTGTTATGGGTGTACCGATTAAAGTGAAAGAATATTTCGGACCAGATTATAAAAGTAATTTGGTATCATTAGAGTACTTAGAGGAATTGCAAAAATGAGTGTAATCGCCCCCGAAGCAAAGAAAGCCATGTTGGCGGTTGTTGATGCAATGGGAAATGATGATTATAACTACTACTCTGATTTCTCAACTACAATGGCTGCCTCTGGTAGATCCAGAATTATAGCCACGTTTAGGGTAGTAGTTCCACAAGTTCAAAGACAGAGAGCTACGGCTAATCTCAAGAAGAACCTTGAGAACTCTAATTATATTGTAAGTACTGACAATAAGGACACTCAGATTGATGTTCTGATTAAAAATACGAATAAGAAAATTAGAATCAATGTAAAACCACCTGTTGGTGGTGGTTATTCAGCTTCTAAGAAGACAGCTATCGCTGAATCTGGTCAAGCAGTTTACGCTCAGTACGTTATTGATAATGCTGGAGTTGCTGTTGATAGTGTCATTGACTCAGCAAAATTGAAGAAGGCATACGACAAGTGTGTTACTACAGGTGCCTCCTTTGAAGAGATTGAGTCGATGGATCCTGATTGGAAGAAGTCATCCATCATGGGAGCACTTAAACTCAAAACACCATATGGTCGAGGTTATAAGTATCTCCGTGGTGGTGACATGGTTGAGAAGGTTAGTAAGGCTTTCTCAAAGGTAAAGAAAGCTCAGGGTTGGTATGGTGACCTGAATAAGTGGTCACCAGCTGATATTTACATTGCTAAGAGTGGATTCACTGCTCAACAATTGCAGGAGGAACTGGATGGTATCACAACATGGGAAACTTTGAATGCTAGAATGTTTGAACTCCTGAAGGAAAAAAAGTTCATTGGAGTTTCACTCAAGAAGATGGAGAGGGGATCAAACTTAGCAGATATAAACTTCCCTACTGATAAATCTACTGTTGATTTTAAGTATGAGAAGATGGAGTCACCTATGACTTCAACTAGTGGTTATCTCATCATGAAGAAAGGACCACAGGAAATCAAAGTCAACTTTAGAACATTTACTAGTTCTGGTGGTTTCTCTGGTGAGGTTCTTGGTGGTTCGGCTAGACATGGAAAGGTCGGACATGGGGCAATGAGTAACCTTCTGAAATCTCATGGATTTGATCAACTCCCAGACAACCCAACTTCTAGGAGAATTGCCGTTCAGGGAGATGAAAAGATGGCTGAGTGGGTGGCTAAAACATCAAAAAGTCTCGGACTTGTCAACGCAAATCAAGAAGCTGAAGCTGAGATGAGGTGGTTACAAGGGGACACAAATTATAGACAATCGAAGTATCTTACAGTAAAATTGTTTGAGATCATCAATGGCATCAATGATGATAAAAAGAAAAATATGTTGATGGAAGATATGTATAGATACGCTTCCTCTACTGTCACAGGGGTATCAGGACCATACGTTAAACTATCCTGACACTTGACAAACTGGACCATCCGTCTTGACTGGGTGGTCTTTTCATGCTAATATTGAATTATAGGAATGAGTCCACATGGCTAAGATCGTTGAACGTCGTAAGTATCCTACTGTCCTCCGGTATCCCGGTGGTAAGTCACGGATCATTTACTATCTGTTTCGTAGGAATATGTTACCTGAGAACATTAAGGAATACCGTGAAGGTTTCCTTGGTGGTGGGTCTTGTGCTCTTACTTTCTCTGTCATGTATCCAGGGGTTCCTGTCTGGGTTAATGATTTGTACTATAATCTGTTTGCTTTCTGGACACAACTACAGAAGAATCCTGACTCCCTCATCAACCGACTCCTTGAACTCAAGGATGAAGCTTGTCGTGCTGATGGTGTAGAGGAACTGGAGGCTAAACACCGAGCTCTCTATGCTGATATGAGAGATCTCATCAACACTTCTGATGATGACTTTGAACTTGCCACTGCATTCTATGTCCTGAATCGTTCTAGTTTTGGTGGTTTTACCGAACAGAACAAGAATGCTTTCATCCGTGACTCCTATAAGAATACCATCTTCTCACAGAGTAAGATCAAGAAACTTGCTAATATCAGTGAGATCATTCAACCCTGGAGGATTACTAATCAGGACTATCGTGACCTGATGGAAGCCCCAGGTGAGGACGTGTTTGTGTTCCTTGACCCTCCATACCTCATCAAAGACATGTTGTATGGTAAGAATAAGGAGATGCACACTGGTTTCTCTCACGAAGATTTCGTCAAAGCGTGTAAAAACACCTCTCACAACTGGATGATCACCTATAATGAACACCCCTGGTTAAGGGAACAGTTCGATGAATTTCATATGGAAACTTTTGAGTTTCGTTATAGTCTAGCTCATCGTAAGGAAAACAAGAATAAAAAGGAAGAACTTCTAGTCATGAACTATGTTCTTCCCCGAGATCAAGAGTCATCAACAAATGCTCTGGAGGATGTCCTATACGCCTGATCATCTAAATAATCTCATGGGATACAATAACTGATGAAGAGTTTTTTCAACTTTTTAAGAGAAGCTAGAACTTCTACCATCTCTGATCAAGCCCAAAGTAAGGGTCTGACAGGAGATGGTCACGGTAATTGGTATGATAAAGAGGGTGCCAGAGTAGCTGTGACCAAGAAGGGAACCCTTCAAATGCTCACCAAGAAGGAACCATCCCAGGAAAATCCATCATCAAAGACTCAATCCACCCAAGAACCAAAGATTAATGATCAACGATCAAAAGGAGAATTTGGAACATTTGGCGATGGAAAACCAAGAAGAATGCCAGTGCCTACTAGATCAGATGGTTCAGCTAAAGATGATCTTGGACCTCTCACAGTCACCTTTGGTAGATTCAATCCCCCAACAATTGGACATAAAAAGTTATTAGACGCTGCTAAAAAAGCAGCAGGTAAAGGATCTTTAAAGATATATCCCTCTAGATCAGTAGATCCTAAGAAAAATCCTCTTGATCCAGACGAGAAAGTTGATGTCATGAGACAGTCTTTCCCAGATTATGCTGAGAATATAGTCAATGATCCCAACTCAAAGACTATTTTTGACGTTTTGAAACAGGCATATTCAGATGGACATTCAAGTGTTAAAATTGTGGTTGGTGGTGACCGGGTTCAGGAATTCACCAAACTCTCTAGTGACTACAACGGAAAACTCTATGATTTTTCTGACGTGGCGACTGTATCGGCTGGTGATAGAGACCCAGATGCAGAAGGGACTGAGGGAATGTCTGCGTCGAAGATGAGAAAAGCGGCCCTTGATGACGATTTTGAGACATATCGTAGTGGAGTTCCTGATACAATTGATGATAAGACTACCAAAATGATGATGGCGACCCTTAGAAAAAGGATGTCAGTCAAAGAAGGATGGTCACTTTGGGAGATCGCACCTAAATTTGACTGGAAAAATCTTAGAGAAAACTACATCAATGGTGGTTTGTTTAAGGTCAATCAGTTAGTTGAGAGCCTTAATACTGGACTCATTGGCAAGGTTATTCGTAGAGGAACTAACTATCTAATCTGTGTAACAGAGGACAATGTAATGTTCAAGTCCTGGATTAGTGACCTAAATGAGTATACTGAGGTTAAAATGAATAGGAAAAAGAGGGATGATAAACATCCAAATACTCTTATTGGAACTGATGGTTACTTAAAGAACGTACAAGATAAGACTCCTGGATATGATTATGGCAAACAATTCATAAATAAGTACAGGAAAAAGTAGTAAAACAGTCTCATGGATATTGAACTCAGAGAATTGAGTGCCATCTACCTTCAAAACCTCCAAGAAGACATGGGGGATGGAGATCAAGATGGTGGAGCTGATGTTGGATCCCACGTTAAAGCTATTAGATATCAATCTCGTAGAGATGGTGTACCCCTACCCAAGGCTTTTAATGATTATGTTGCAAAGAATCAACTTAGTGGTACTGAGAGAACTGCACTGAGACAGAAGCTTGGTTTCATGGGTGAAGAAAAAGAAGTATTAGATAAGAAAAAAGAATGTAATCACTCCCACAAGGGTGAAGACTGTCCTGTTCATGGTAAGGAAAAAGAATGTTCTATGAAGGAGGAAGATAATTATAAGACTAAGGATAATATCATTAATAAGGCAAAACCACTCCATAAACATCTCTACAAGAATCTTCATAAGAAAGATACCGATGGTGATGTTAATGAGCATATCTCTTGGAGAACTGATCTCTCTGAGTATGCTGGTGGAGATGCTTCACCAAAAAGAAGGACCGATACTAAATCTGGGGAGAAAATCTCTGAGAAAAAGATAAAAAATAAAGTTATTATCAATCCCCCTATGGGAATGACAGAAGCTATTGGGGAATTGGGAGGTCAAATCCTTGAGATGATTGAGATTGATGAAGCAGTCTATGGTGGAACTCCACCAGAGAAAAAAGACACCCGTATGGTTGTCACGAATGCTGACAAGAAAGCAAACACTGTTGCTTATCAAAAGATG